CATATATACTAATGAAAACCAAAAAGAGAAAGACTAATAAAAATAAAAATAAAACAAAGAAAAAATTTGAATTTTCAAAATGTAGTCCTCTTTCCGGAAACAAGTCATATACATGTTATAATAGTGAACAATTAATAAAATTAAAAAACATATGGAATTCTAGACGTCCAGACAAAAAAATTGACGAAAATGACCCTAGAGCAATATGGAATAAAATCAGAGTTCATTTACAAAATTCTTGTAATAGAGAATCTTGTTGGTTAAGACAGAATATTTTTAAATTAGGTCTAGATAAAAAAATGCTTAACGTATTTGCACCATTAAGACCTAAAGAATGGGATAAAAATAAAAATGAGTGGCTAACAGGTGATGATATTGAAAAAGTAATGAAACAATATGAGAAAAAATATCCTAATTTTGATTTTATTGGACCAACTCCTATTGATTATGATACAATCGAAAGCTACGGTATTTGTGTATGGGAAGAGCTATGTAAGTTCGATTTAAAAAAGATAATGAAAAGAGGAAAAAATAAAGTTGGAATTATTTTTAATTTAGATAAACATACAGGACCAGGTAGTCATTGGATATCCTTGTTTATTGATTTAACATCATCTAGTATTTTCTTTTTTGATAGTGCAAGTATTTATGTACCCAGTCAAATTAAAAAATTAATAAATAATATAAAAACACAAAAATTATTAATCAATAAAAATATGCCATTTAAAGTATATTTAAATAAAATAGAACATCAAAAAAAGAATAGTGAATGTGGCGTTTATTCATTATACTTTATAATTAACATGTTAACAAAAAAGAAAAGTTGGGAAGATTTTCAGAAAGAACGTATCAATGATGATTATGTTTCTCAGTTTAGAGATATTTATTTTAATAATAAATTATAACTTAAAAAATAAATATAAATAGAGAAATTATTATATTATAAAGTATATGTCGAATAATTTATTTGTGGAAAACACGGTAATAAAAAAGATAGTACCAAATATTGCTAATTTTGAATTCGAATATCCTTATGTGTATATTACATTTAATAGCAAACAAATTATAGATGATAGTAATTTAGAAGTATTTTTTAATATATGGCTCAGTATTTATGATGAAAATAAACCATATATATTAGTATTTGATGGAACATATATTGATTATGCAAAGCCAACATTTATATATAAGTTTGCAAAATTCATGAAGAAATTAAGAACAATGGAACCTCAATATTTACAATATAGTATAATAATAGTTGATAATTCATTGATGAGAGGATTAATGAATATGGTATTTAGAATACAAAAACCAATTGCACCAGTTTATATGTGTAAAACTGCAGATGAACTCGTTGATTTACATAACGAAATACATAAAAATACTGCAAGTACAATAGTTATTGAAGATAAAAATGATGTTAGTGAAGAAGAAATTAAAAAAGTTTATTTTGATAATAATTATAAAGAAGAAGTTGTTTAAATAAATCACAATATATTATTTAAAAATGTCAAATAATATATTTACTCAAGATTCAAATAAAGCATTATTATGGGAAATTTTAGAAGATTCTTTTAATAAGATTGATAATAAAGAATATAACAATTTTAAAATATTTTTTGACAATCATATTCAGATTATAAATAATAATTTACAAAAAAATGGTGTAGACGATTTAATGGAAAAAAATAAATATTTTATTCAAAATACTTTATCTCTCATAAATTCTCAAAAATGGAAGAATATTTATAATAGTGAACCATATACAATAAAAGATAGGAAAGATAAAGAATTAAATGAGTTTGAAAGAAGATTTATGGAGAGACAAAAAGAATTTACAAATCTAATTAATATACAAAAACCAAAGGAAATAAGCTTTGAAGATAGTGAAAATGAAATGCCAATAAATAATATGAATGAAATATTAGAGAGATTACAAATTGAGAGAAATAAGCAAGTGGAAAACAATAACTTTCAAGAATTTGGCAGTAAGAAAATAAATATTTTGGAAGATAATAATATTTTGGAAGGTAACAATATTTTGGAAAATAATAATATTTTGGAAAGTAATAATATTTTACAAGATAATAAAAATAATATTCCCAAAAAAAAGGTAACATTTGATAATTTAATCAGTACAATTGATAATGATGGAAATAATAATGTTGAAAATATAAGCGATTTAAAAGAAGAATTGAATGAAATAAAATATGAAATATCTAATTTAAAAGAATTAATAAAAAATTGTTACGATATATTGATAAATAAAAACAATAGTGATAATTAGTGCAATTTTATTTATTTTCTTTTTACATTATATTATGGAAAAAGAAATAGAAGAAGTTGAAAAATATTTTAAAAAAAAAGCCTATTATAATAAACTTAAAGCAAATCAGATTACGAAAATCAGAAAAAATAATACTTTAACAAAAGAAGAAAAGAGAAAAAAAGCATTATCATTAAAACTACCATGTATTTTTTGCAAAAAGAAAATAGGAACAATATTTGAAAAGAAAGAAGGATATTTGATTGCACGGTGTGGAAGTGAAGATAATGGTTGTTCCGAAATAATTAAAATTAGAGTTTATAAACATATTCCCGCAGAAAATATAAAAAATATATATTTTGAAGATATTAGTATATTAAAAGAAGAAATTATTGAGTTAAAATGTAATACTTTATTTAAATATATATCTGATGAATATGCAGTAAAAAAATTTGAAAAATTAAATGAAGATTTAGCTATCACGTCAGATATTTATTTACATATATTAAGAAAATATACGAATCATGTTTCTAATATAAACTATATTGATGAAGAGCTAGAAGATTTATTGAAGGATTATGAAAATAACATAAAAAATATTAAAAATTATTATAAAAAATATAAAGAAGAATTAAATGAACATTATTTAAATGAAATCGCAAATATTTATAAAAATAACTTAATTCCTTTAAACGAAAAAATACGAAAAAAAAAATATAAAAATATGGAACTGATCCATCAAGAAGAAAATAATAAACATATTAGCAAATTAAAATATAATACACATACACCAGAAGATGTAGAAGAATTTTATGATGTTGACGAAGACTTGAAAAGTAACACATCTAGTAAATCTGATTCACATAAAAAAATGTATACAATTAATGAAGAAGTACAAAAAGACTTAAATCCTCCTTCTATTATTAATAATATGAAAGAAAAAGAAGAAGATAAATTACAAATTGATGGTAATAAAATATTATTTAAAGATAAAATAATTGCTGATAAAAATGACTTTGAAAAAAATAAAGAACTATTACAAAAAATGGCTGAAATTAATGCAACGGAAGCAAATAAAAATAAATATCAGTTTGAGATGATAAAAGTTGAAGAAAGTAAACCAGAATTAATAGCAATTAATCCTGAAAGTGGTGAAATGTATAGAGTTATAGCAGGTCAATAATAAATATAATTATTAGATTTTTTTATATTTATTATGTAAAAGTATTTGTTAATTATTAAATTAAAATCTAAATAAAATATATGTCAGTAATTGGTCAAGGAACGTATGGCTGTGTTCACAAACCTAGTTTAAAATGTAATACTACTGAACCAGTTGATTATACAGATAAAGTATCCAAAATTTTAATTAAAAAAGAAGCTACAAAAGAAATACAACAATATAGCATACTGAAAAAAATAGACCCAAAAGAAAAACATTATTTGGGTATGCCAATAAAATGTCAAGTTAAGAAAAATAAAGAAAATATTAGAAACATTAAAAAATGCAAGTATAAAGAGAATTTTTTGGGAAATTTGGATAATACACGTCTTTTAGTAATGAAAGATGGAGGAAATAATATTCATAATATTTTTAAAAATGTATTGCCAATGAAGAGTAGAGAAGAACAAAAAATAACAAGTGAATTAATTATTTTATATTTATTAAATGTTTTCAATACATTAAAGTTCTTTAATAAAAAGAAAGTATCACATCGTGATATTAAATCAGAAAATATTATATTTAATACTGAAAAGCAAGAAATACAAATTGTTGATTTTGGATTAATGCATAATTATAATCATATTAAAATTATTTCAAAAAGTAATGCAAATCCATTAACAAGTATATGGTGGTCTATACCCCCATATGCTATTTTTATGAATAAATCACAATTTGAAAAAATAAAAAATATAGATATTTCTGAATCAAAATTTAAAGATTTTTTGAAAGAAGAACAAATATCAAGTGGTGAACAAATAGATTATTTTTATAAAATTATATCAAAAAATGCCTTATTAGATATATCAGAATTAAAAATAAATTTGTTTAAACAATTTCATAATACAATGGAAAAATCAAAAAATATTAGCCATGATAAATATTTGGATTTAGTTGTTCCTTTACTAGATAATCATAATATGGGTATTGTTTTATTGCACACATTAAGTTATGCTAAGAAATATATTGATAATAATTCATTATTGGAAAGTATAAAATCACTTGGATTAAAAATGATAAATTATGATGTTCATAATCATATTGATATAGACCAAGCAACAAAAGAATACAAGAAAATATTAAAATCATCTGGTTTAATAAAAAAACATAATTTACACTTACAAAATAACGAAATAAAGGAAATCAGAACTAAATCATCTTCCATTGGAACGGATATAGGAAGATTTCCAGTTGAATCAGTTATTGAAAAATTTAATTCCAACTTGAAATTAGTGCAAAGTAGAACTAGAAAAGGACCAACAAAAACAGTAAAATTTAAAGAACCAACAAAAAATAAGACCACTCCTCCAGGTAAAATGTTGAATCCAAAAACTGGAAGATATATAAATATACCAAAGTTAACAACTAATAAAACAAAAAGAAAAACCACAAATAAAGATAACGAAATAAAATTATTGAAACAAATAATACAAACAATGAATAAAAACAATAAAACAGCAAAAAATAATGTAATTGTTATTAAACAACCTAGTGCAAACACTGCTAAAAAAACAACAGCTAAGAAAACAACGGCTAAAAAAACAACGGCTAAAAAAACAACGGCTAAAAAAACAACACTAAAAAAAAAGACTCCACCTGGTAAAATGTTAAATCCAAAAACTGGACGTTATATTAATATACCTAAATCAGCTTTAAATAAAACTAAGAAATGTCCTCCTGGTAAAGTATTAAATCCAAAAACAAACCGCTGTGTAGATGAGTTTAAGAAAAAAAGATTTATATTTTTTTAACTAAATAAATAACTATATTAAAAATAGTTACTTATTTAATATATGGAATATAATCAAGACGAAATAAATGAAATTAGAAAAAATTTCTTGTGCTCTTCTGAAAATAATTTTTATACTCAAACAGACTCATTAAACGAAATAAAAGATGATGATTTTAACGAAATGACTAAAAATATTAATTTATATAAATTGATTTCAGAAAATATAATTATTCGTAAAAAATTACAAATATTAGAGAATGAAATAAATGAATTGAAAAAAGCAATGAAACAATAATTTATTTTTTCTTATATGTTTCTTTTAATATTTCAGGAGAACCACATATAACATCCCCACAATGGTCTCTATTGGCATTATTTGACTTAATTTCTTGCTTATCTACACAATAATCTAGATTCCATCTTCCTAATTCTGGTTTTTTATGTTCCTTAAAAATATGCATTAATGATATATCAGCATTATAAAACATACGTGGCAAATTTCTGAAAATTACTGTTAAACGATTTTCCATGATTATAGTTATATACTTATTTTTATATAATATTTTTCAATTTTTATTGAAATATATTATTTTATATTTGACTAACATTTAAATAACTTTTTTAAAAAATCCCAGCAATCTTCTTTCATATCAATTGAAGTAGTTAGTAAGGCAAATGAAACATCAATTAATTGAAATACTTTTTCTTTATTTTCGACATTTAAATATTCTTTTACAATTAATACTTCCAATGTGGTTTTTACAAATAATAATACTTCTCCTACATTAGGTAATACTTTTTTAATCTTTTTAATATCTGTATTTATGACAGATGTTACTAAATTAACAATAACTGGTACATCGTCTGTATTTAAAACTTGATCTTTTACAATAATATTAATTTTTTCAGAAAGTGGATTAAATAATTCAGGTAAATTATCTGTTACTTTTTTTACTAAATCTAGTCCTTGTTTGTCAACTTTTAATGAAACTAATTCATCTACTTTTTCTTTAACACTAAGTAACTCGCCAAGCAACATAAGCAAATCTAATTTATTAAGAGGTGGAGCAGGAGGAACCAATTGTTCTTCATCAGGATTTACAAGTTTTTGAGATACACTCATTTATAAAATTTGTGATTAATTTTTTTTTTTATTTTATACTAATTTAAAATATTTACTAATCTATATGTTAAAAGGATATATTACTCCTGTAACAACAAAATTAACGAAATTAAGAAGTAAATTTGATGGATATTCATTATCTTGTTGCAATAAGGATTTTAGAATGCTAAATTTTTCACCTGGACCAACACAATTACCTCCTAAGATACTTGATTTAATAAAAGATGATATATTTTTTAATCATTCATATGGTATTACTCCTTTCGAAATATCTCATAGATGTCCAGAATTTAATAATATTTTGTCAAATACAAATGATAACCTTAGAAAGTTAATGAAAATACCAAATGAATTTGAAATATTATGGACACAAGCAGGAGGACATGGTCAATTTAGTGCTATTCCATTAAATATGAAGAATATTATAAATAATAAAGGTAACTATTTAGTTACAGGTACATGGTCTAGCAGAGCATTTAATGAAGCTAAAAAGTTTACAAATGCAGAAAATTCACTACACACATTTTATAATGATTTAATACCGTTAAAATATAGTAATATACCTAATAAATATAATTTAAAAAAAGACGATACTTATTTATATTTATGTTCAAATGAAACAGTAAATGGAACTGAATTCAGAAATGATGGAATACCTTATCCAAATAGAGAAGAACTAAATAATACAAAATTAATTGTAGATATGTCAAGTGATTTTGGTATGAAACAAGTTGAATGGAATAATATCGATGTTGCATTTGCATGTACTTCTAAAAATTTTGGGGTTGCTGGTGCAAATATAACCATTATTCGAAGAAAATTATTGGAAGAAATTAAGAAATCTAAAAATAATGAAATACCATGCACATTAGACTGGAATGCATATAGTGAAACAAAATCATTATATAATACACCAGCTATATTTAATATTTATTTGATTGATAAAATTATTGGTTATTATTTAGAAATTGGAGGTATTGAAAAGATAGAGGAAATGTCAAAGTATAAATCAAAGCTTATTTATGACGTATTAGATAACAGTGAATTATATCATCCTGTTGTTCTAAATAAAAAAGTTAGAAGTAATGTAAATATACCATTTATTATTGGAGATGGAAATGAAGAATTAAGAAGTGAATTTTTAGATTATTGTTTTACAAATAATATAGTTGGATTGAGGACGAAGACGCCTTTTAATTATGCTGATTTCGATATGATAGAACCAGTGAGAGTTAGTCTTTATAATGGAATTTCCATTGAGGACACATTACATCTAACAAATATAATGAAAAACTTTGAGAAAATCTACTTTAATAAATAATTATATATTATATAATATATATGTTAACACGTAAACAATTATGGAGAAAAACAATATCGTTTAAAAACAAAAAACGTATAGATGAAAATGAAGATGAGAATGATTGTATTCCAAAAAGAAAAATTAATAAAAAAAAAGTTAAATTTAATAATATAGTACATGCAACTTTGATTCCAACAAAAGACGAATTAAATCGAATTTATAATTATTATAATGCTCACTTAGATTTTGAATAAAATTATTATTTTATTAATTTATTTAATGCAATATCTAAATTTTTAAGTGATTCATTCATTTCATCGAATGTATTTGTTAAATCAGTTAAATTTTCTTTTATTTTTTTCATGTAATTAATTACATTGTTTGATTTTTCAATGTATTCATTATGTGGTTCTTTAAAATTAACAGTATCAATATGGTTGTAGACGTAATTTAAATCTTCTTTAAATTTTAAAAATGTATTTTTATCTTCTTCTTCTATTTCATCCCAGTCAGTATCGTCTTCAAAATTCATTGTATTGTGTAATATGTAAAATATTTCTTTTGATTTATTTCTGAAATTATCTTCATCTTCAATATATTTAGTATTTGATGAATAATTATTTTGAAATTCTTGTAATAAAATATAAAATTGTTTTTCAAAATCGTTCTGATTTGATGTATATAAATCTATAATTTTATTGCATTTGTCAATATCAAATTTTATATTAGTCATTTTTATTTATATTTATTAAAAAAAAATATATTATTCAATTTTTTATTAATTTATTTGTTATATATATAATGAAATTATCAATGTCTTCTTCAAATAATAAATTTTGTAAAAGAACAATATTAAGTAACAACTTAAATTTTTCATTAAAAAAAAGTAAAAAAAAGGAAAATAAACCTGAAATACTAGTAGAAGAACCTCAACTAGAACCAGAACCTGAAGTAGAAGAACCTCAACCTCAATCAGAACCAGAACCACAAGTAGAAGAACCAG